CACATCAAATGGCTGGCGTGGGACGGGGTTCGCGGCCTGTCCGCCGTCCAGATGGCCCGCGACGCCATTGGCCTTGCCCTGGCGCTGGACAGCCACGGCTCGACGTCTTTTAAAAACGGCTCCCGCATCGGCGGCATCCTCACGGTCGCCCAGCGTCTGAACGAGGAGCAGCGGAAGTCTCTTAGGGAAACCTGGCAGTCCACCTTCGGCGGTTCTTCCGAGTCCGGAAAGGTCGCCGTTCTGGGCGCCGACATGAAATACCAGGCCATTCAGGCCACCAACGACGTCAGTCAATACGACCAGAGCCGCCGCTACCAGGTCGAGGAAATCTGCCGGGCGTTTGGCGTTGATCCGGTGATGATCGGCTATGCAGACAAGACTGCGACTTTTGCCTCAGTGGAGCAGAAGAGCATTCAGCATGTTGTATATACTTTAGGCCCGTGGTATGCATGTCTTGAAAAGAGCGCAAACAAATGGCTTCTGACGAAATCTGAACGCTCAAAAGGGTTCTATTTCAAGTTCAACGTCAACGCCCTGCTTCGCGGAGCTTCCGCAGACAGGGCCAGCTTCTATACTCAGCTCTACAATGTTGGCGCATTGAGCCCCAACGAGATCCGCGAACTGGAGGACATGAATCCCTACGAGGGCGGCGACGAACACAGAGTTCCCATGAACATGGTCGAACCGGGCACGGAACCGCAGGATCTTGTGGAGGAGGCCAAGCCCTCCAAGGAGAAGACGGATGAAAATGAATAGGTCGCAGTGCCGGCTTGAAATAAAATCCGCTGAACCTCAGGCCGAAGACGGCCTCATGTCGTTCAGCGGCTACGGCGCGGTCTTCGGCAATGTTGACGCCTACGGCGACATCATCGAGAAGGGCGCGTTCCGCAAAACCATTGAAGAGTTTAAGGCTTCCGGGCGTTGGCCCGCCATGCTCTCCCAGCACGGCGGCTGGGGCGTCACCGCAAAGGACATGACCCCCGTGGGCGTCTGGACGGAGATGAAGGAGGACGATCACGGCCTGTACGTGGAAGGCGTCCTTGCCGACACCGAGCGCGGCCGCGAACTCTACACATTGATGAAAATGCAGCCGAGGCCGGCCATCGATGGCATGAGCATCGGGTTCTACTGCACCGACTTCAAAGACGAAAAGACTGACGGCGAGACCATCCGGCACATCACCGGCATCGACCTCGTCGAGCTTTCTCTCGTCACATTTCCCGCCAACGGCGAGGCCAGGGTTGGCGAGGTGAAGTCCGAAGATCTTTCCATCCGCGACGCCGAGCATGCCCTGCGCGACGCAGGCTTCAGCCGTGCGGAAGCGAAGCGGATACTGGCAGAGGGATACAATAGCTCCACGTCTCTGCGGGAAGCAGAAGATAAGGACGATACGTCTGAACTTGCGGAGCTTCTCCGCAGAAACATTTCCGCTATGCGCGGAAAGGAGTAAACCATGTCCGAAGAACTCAAGTCTCTCATTGAGCAGCAGGGCAAGGCTTTCGACGAATTCAAGAAAGCCAACGACGAACGCCTCGACGCCATCGAGAAGGGCCAGGCCCACTCCGAACTCGAAGCCACCGTTAACAAGATCGGCGCCGACCTCGACAAGCTCTCCGCAGCTATGGACGAGATGGAGAAGCGCGCCAACCGCGCCGCCGCTCCCGCCGAAGGCGAAGAGCAGAAGGCCGTGCAGGCCGAGCACAAGAAGGCTTTCCAGAAGTGGATGCGTAAGGGCGACGATAGCGGCCTTGAGGCTCTCCGTGAGCGTAAGGACGCCACCTTCGTGAACGTCGGCACCCCCGCCGAAGGCGGCTATGCCGTGCCGATTGACCAGGATCGCGACATCATGAGGCTTGTCACCGACATGTCCCCCATGCGCCAGCTCTGCCGCGTCCTCTCCTGCTCCACCGAAGACTACCGCAAGATGGTGAATCTCGGCGGCACCGACTGCGGGTGGGTCGGCGAAACTGATCCCCGTCCCAACACCAACACCCCGACCTTCACGACTATCAGCCCTGAATTCGGCGAAGTTTACGCATATCCGGAAACCACGCAGAAGGCTCTTGATGACCTCTTCTTCGACGTTGAGGCCGAGCTGACCTATGACGTCGCCGAAGCCTTTGCAAAGGCCGAGGCCGTCGCCTTCCTTTCCGGCGCAGGCGCCGCCTCCCACCAGCCCAAGGGCCTCTTCACCGCGACCATGACCACCGAGGCCGACAAGGATCGCGATTTCGGCAAATTCCAGTACATCGCCACTGGCGCGGCCGCCGGCTTTGCCGCCACCACCCCCGCCGACAAGCTGCTCGACATGATTTACGCGACCCGCAGCCACCACAGGCAGAACGGCAAGTTCATGCTTGCCACCTCCACCCTGGCTGAGATCCGCAAGTTCAAGGACAGCGACAACAACTACATCTGGCAGCCCAGCATGCAGGCCGGCCAGCCCGCGACCATCTTCGGCTATGGCTTCGTTGTAAATGAATACATGCCCGCCCTCGGCGCGAATGCACTCGCTGTGGTATTCGGCGACTTCAAGTCTGCGTACTGGATCTTCGACCGCATCGGCATCCGCACTCTGCGCGATCCCTATACGCACAAGCCCTTTGTCGGCTTCTACACGACCAAGCGCCTCGGCTCCATGATCGTGAACACCGAAGCCCTCAAGTTCCTCAAGTGCGAAGCGTAAGGTAGTTCAGCCATGAGCGCCAAGCTGAAGAAGGCTTGGCGCTTCTGGCGGAACGGGTGCATTCCCGTTGACTACCCCGCCGGAAGCGTCATTGAAGACGAAATAGAGATCAAGTTCGCCCGCGACTGTGGCATTCTGGAGGAGAATAAGCCTGAAATGCAGGCAGAATCCGAACCGGAACAGCCGAAGAAGAGGGCGAAGAAGAGGGACTAGGCGATGGAATTCGACGTCGAACAGATCGGTGAATCCTCTCTGGCGGTCACCGTGGAGGAGCAGAAGCTCTACTCCCGCGTTGATGGCGACGATGAGGACGAAATGATCGAGATGCTCATCAGGGGCGTCACCCAGGAAGCCGAGGACATCACGCACCGGCTCTTCCCTCAGAGGATGATGATCGTAAGGTGCGTCTGCGACGGCAGCCCCGTGACGCTTCCCGTCATGCCCGTTGCTTCGATCAATTCGGTCAAGATCGACGGCGAAGCAATCGACCGCAACCTCTATACAGCTTCCCTGCCGTCCTCCACTGGAAGGCATATCCGTCCGGCGGTCATCGAACCGCTGGACGGATTCCCAAAGGAAGGGCGCATGGAAATTGCCGTCACCGCAGGCACTCCGAAAATCCCGACTCCCGTGCTTATCTGGATTAAAACAAGAGTTTCGACTCTCTATGAACAGCGCGAATCCCATGCCATGTTCAATACCGGATTGAAGTTCACCGAATTAGGCCGCGACTACGCTCTGGCGCTGCTTGATCCGTACATCATCCACGGTGGATTCTAATGGGCCAGACTGGACAGTTCCGCAACCGGATAACCTACCAGAGGCAGGTAGTCAGCCACGATCGCTTCGGCGGCCCTCTGGAGGAATGGCAGGACGTCCGGAAGAGCTGGTGCAGCTTCGAGGGCGTCACCGGCCGCGAGAAGTACAAGGGCGACCAGATCATTTCCGAATTCCAGTTTCGGCTGAGATGCCGGTATGCATCCGACGTCGAGTCCCTTACTTGGCGGGTAAAGACGTCTGACGGCAAGATCTATAATATCGCCGCAGTCCTGCCGGACAACAAAAAGCAGTACATGCTTTTATACTGTTTCCTCAACTCCTACGATCAGATGGAGGATGCGGATATAAATGCCTAGATACTCGAAGACTTACAATCCGACTCACCATCAGTACACTATGGTGTCTCTGGATGACTTCCAGGGCGTGAAGAACTGGCTCAACCCGCTTGTGGACGAAGTGCTGAAGAACATCGCCGAAGAGATTGCCGACATAGCCCGGCAGTCCCAGCCGCCGGAAGGCTTTGCAGATTCCAATAAGTCTACGGACGTCAAGCGCAATCTCGAAGGCTGGCCCGACGAATGGTACACGCATAAGCATTTGCGTGAAAACATCGTGGTCAATCCGTCGCACTTCAAGGAAGGCGGCTGGCTCGTTCAGGCGATGCGTCCTCACGCCCATCTTGTCGAGTATGGCCACTGGATGATCCATGCCGACGGCACCCCCGCGCTGGATGAAAGCGGCAGGCCGATGTTCGTGCGGCCGCATGCCTTCCTGCGTCCTGCAAAGGAAAAAGTCATGGCCCGCCTCGGCGCAATGGAGCTTTAAATGCCGACATCTGGAGTTGACTTTGAAACTGATTTCCTGGAGACTCTCCTTGCTGATCAAGGATTGAAAGACCTTGTCGGCGAGAAGATCTTCATGATGCGGGTTCCGAACAACTTCAGGCTCCCCATTGTGGTGTGCTGGAGGATATCGGGACAGCCCGCAAACACCCTTTCCGGATTCTCCGGACTGGAATACATCAACATGCAGATCGACTGCCTTGGGCGCAATTACGAAGAGGCAAAAGCCCTCGCAAAGGCCGTTAGAAAGGCAGTTCCGCCTACTGGCCCCGTCTGGGGAGCGCATCTTCAGAGCGACAAAGACCAGTACATTAAGGAAACCAACCACTACCGGGTGATCATGGAATATGACGTCTGGTACCTTGAACAGGAGTAATGCATCATGCCTGAGAAAGTCGCACGCGGCTATAAGACCACTTGTATGCTCGACTTCGAGCCTTCCTTCGGCGTCGCGCCGACTACGAAGGCTCCCGTCATTCTCCCCATCAACTCCTTTGGCCTGACCGTTTCCCGCAACAAGAATTCGGCCCAGACTCTTCGCGGCCGCAGGGATCCCGACATGCCCTTCGACGGCAATGTCGAAACGGCCGGCGACATCGTGGTGCCTGTGGGTACGAGGGCCTTTGGCTACTGGCTGAAATTACTCTTCGGTGACCCGGTCACTTCCGGCTCCGAGGGCGCTTTCACCCACGTCTTCACGCCGAAGGACGAGGCTCCGTCCGCGCTCCTTCAGTGCGCCTACGGCACCAGCCCCGCCACCTATGGCCACTATTCCGGGTGCAAGATTTCCTCGCTTCAGCTTACCGCCGGAGGCGACGAGGAGCTTACCGCCACCCTCTCTATGGCCGGCAAGATGGCCACTTTCGACACTACTAACTATGACGACGGTGCCACTGCCGAAGCAGTTGTTCTGAAGCGCCTCTCCAATTTCCAGGCTTCCCTCAAGAAGAACAACGAGGTTTTCGGCGTCTGCACCGGCTTCGACATCACGATTGACAATGGCCTCGACACCGACACCCGCACTCTCGGCACCGCCGGCGAACTCTACGACATTCCTGAGGGCATCATGAGCGTGACCGGCAATGTCACCTGTTTATTCACCTCTCTTGCCCTTCTGAACGAGGCGAAGCAGTCCACCGAAATGTCGCTGGAACTGAAGTTCACTATCGACGAGAACAACAGCCTCGCCATTCTTCTGCCTGAGGTGCAGATCCAGTACCAGGGGCCGACCGTTGAAGGCCCGACCGGCATCCGCACACAATATCCCTTTGTGGCGTACTACAACGACTCTGCGAAGAACGCCGTCGTTGAAGTCACCCTGAAGAACGACGTCGCCGCCTACTAAAAAAAACGCATTGGAGGACATGTTATGCGTACCGTGACCCTTTCCATTTCCGGCAAGAAATTCGACGTGCACCCCCTCGTCGGCAAGGATGTCCGCGAACTCGCGGTACTTCCGAAAGAGGAAAACTGGGATCTTCTCTTTGAAACCCTTACCCGCGCCGGATTCAAGCAGGAAGTTCTCGACGACCTTCCCTTCCCCGACGTTTTAGAGCTCAACAAGGCTCTTATCGCGGAGACATACGGCATCGAGGAAGAAGAAAAAAACTAGCTAACCTCTGGGAGTGGCTTTCTGGCGACGGTGCAGAATTCTGCGATACATGCCAGAAAGCCGCCCGCCAGAGGAATGAAACAATGGACTGCGCGGCCTGCGAGGGACGCTGTCCGGACATACTGGATGGAAACCAGGAAGCCGTAGAGCTTCTCCAGGCAGGGGCCACTCAAATCCGCGTGGGCGGGATGGGTGGCTTCATTGGTTTCGACTGGAATGCGCTGAAATCCATTGCCGAAGACTACGGCTTTGACACTTCCCCTGCTTTGTGGAAAAAAGTAAGAGCCGTTGAAGCGGTGATATCGCGCAATGAAGCGCGGAAAATTAAAGAGCGGGAGTAGAGAATGGCGGCGACGCTTTATGTAGCAATCCGGGGCAACTACACTGAATTCCAGAGAGACATGACGCGAGTCCGGGGCATTGCGAAGGAAAGCTGCCGCGAACTTGCCAACCAGTTCAATAACGCCATCGATCCCAAGTTCTTCAAGAAAGGGCTTTCCGAGCTTGCCCGTGGATTGAAGGACATCAGCAGGATTGCCACCACTCGCGGCGGCTTCCTGGCTCCCGCCATTGCGGATCTGAAAGACCTTGCCGCCAAGGCTGAAGTCTCCTCCCAGACCATGCAGATGCTTGCCAACCGCATGACCGAGGTGGGCAGGAGAGAGCAGCTTTCCGGCGCCCTGAAAAAGATTCAGAAGTATGCCGGGCTGACGGACGCCGAGCTTGCCAAGCTTCAGAAAAAGATGGGTGACACCGCCGGCTCTATGGAAACGGCGATGAACGCCCTGGGTGTCCGCTCCACCCAGCAGATCAAGCGCGACATCGCGGCTCTCGAAGCCGCCTTCGACCACCTCGCCAAGCACGGCAACCTCTCCGCCGCCGAGCTGGAGAGGGCCTTCACAGGGCTGGAGAAGAAGCTGGAGCCTCTCTACGCCGAGCTTGGCGTCCTGAACAAGCCTGCCGGGCGCTCTGCCTCTCTCGACGTGCTCGGCATGAAGACTGACACCGAGTACCGTGCGGAAGCCAAGAAAATCGCGCAGGCTTATCTTGAAATTAAGACCAGCGCGAACTCCACCGCCGGAGACGTCGCCCGGGCACACGCCAGAATGGTTGAGTCCTACCGCAGGCTGCGGGAGGAAATGACTGCCCATGTCGCAAAAGAGCCCGGCGTAGCCGAAGCTTTTGGCACCCTCAATGTCAGGTCTACCGCCGACATCAGGGGTGAGATGCAGAAGCTTCAGGCGGCTTTTGAGCGCGTTAGGACAAGCGCCGCGTCCACTGGCGAGGACGTCAGGCGTGCCTTTGCGTCCATGACGCAGGGCATGAGAGCCCTTCAGGCGGAGCTCAATGGCCCCGGGTACAAGGAGAAGCTTCACGGTGCGTACCACATGCTCGGCATCCGCTCTCCGCAGGAGATTGAGGAGGCCAAGCAGCACATCATCCGCGCCTATGGCGAGATCGTTAGCGCCGCCGTTACCACTGAAAGCAAAATGGCGGCTCTTGCAGCTAGGACGGACAGGCTCAAGGCTTTGTCGCAGGAAGCCGGGACATGGCAGGAAGGCGCGAGAGTTCAGCCCAGCAAGTACCGCGTCCAATACGATAAATATGCCGCCCAGGCCGGCGCTTCTGCCGGAAGCTTCGGCCAGTACGAAGCCCGGTCGAAGGCTAGCGAGGCCGTCAAGGCGTTCCAGGAGCTTCATGGCAGGCTTCCCAAGTACGCCAAGGAGTTCCGCGACCTTGCACAGGCCGCAGGCGTCTCCGCGCGGGAGATCTGGAAGGTTCGCGATGCAATGGACCACACGTCCAATGCATTCAAGGCGCTGATTGGCTATGGCCAAGTCTGGCTGACCTTTGGCTTTGTCCACACCGCGCAGGACTTCGTCAAGACGGCTATGTCGCTGGAGAACGTCGAAGTCGCATTCAAGGCCATCTACGGTACTACCGACATGGCCCAGAAGAAGCTGGAGTATGTTCGCCAGGTGTCCGACGAGCTTGGCCTGTCCTTCATGGATACGGCGGAAGGCGCAAAGAAGCTCTTCGCCGCCGCGCAGGGAACGCCGATTGAGGCTGAAGCCAACATGGTTTTCCGGGCGTTCTCGAACATGTCGGCGGCCATGAAGCTCACTGGCGACGAGACAAAAGGCGTTTTCCTTGCCATCTCCCAGATGATCTCGAAAGGCAAGGTGTCTGCCGAAGAATTAAGGCAGCAGCTGGCTGAACGCATGCCTGGCGCCGTCAATCTCTTTGCCAAGTCCATCGGCGTCAGCACTCAGGAACTGGACAAGATGCTCCAGGAAGGCGGCGTGACCCTGGAACACTTCCTGATGTTTGCCCGCGAAGTGAACGCGCACTACGCTACCGGGGCAAGGCAGGCTTCCCATACGCTGCAGGCCGAGATGGCCCGCATCGGCAATACCTGGGCGAAGTTTCAGCAGGACATGACCGACACTGGCGCTCTCGCCGACATAGCTAGAGATTTCAACAGCGTATTCAGCGGCGTAACCGGGACAATTGTCAAGTTCCGTGAAGAAATCAAACTCCTTATGAAGGCGGCTTTTGCCGGATGGATTGCATCGTCTCTTGTCCCCGGCGGCAAGCTGAACTCCATCCTCATGGCCCTTGGCGTGTCCTTCAAGACCACCGCCCGCCAAATGAAGCTGTTCGAGGCGTTCAGCCTCTCCATGAGCGCCGGCGTCAACCGTGCGGCCCTTGCCGTCGGCAAGCTTCGCATTGCTCTTAATGCACTTATGCGGCATCCGCTTGTCGCCGCCGTCGTCACTACCGGCATTGCATTTGGTCTTGAGAAATTATTTGAACCTGGCGAAGACGACCGGTTCAAGGGAGAAATTGCCCCTAGCGGCGAAAGCATCCAGGAGAAACTTCGCAAGCGGATGCAGTCCGAAGCGGCCAACAAGAACTCCAGCTTCTCTCCAGAAACTATCAGGAAGTCTCTGCTCGACGACATCAATAAGGAGATGAATGCACTGGAGCAGGGAACCGTCGCGGCTGGCGAACGGTTCAAGGACGCCATCCATGCCGCCTATAAGGAAGGTCAAGGCGTGCTTTCCGACGTCCCTGAAGATCAGTGGATCAAGATGGGCGAAGCCAGAAACAAGGCTTTCGAGCAGTTCCGCTCCTTCCAGCAGGAGATGAAGACCCTCGTAGACGCCAAGGACGCTGACGGGCTTCTCAAGCTGCAGGACGAGATTCTTTTCAGTTGGGAAAAAATTGGGAAAAGCCTGGAAGCATCCGGCTTTAAGAAAGAAGCCGTTGACTCCATGCACGACTTGTTCAACAGACTGCATGACGTCTGCGGCCTTGGCTTCGACGACATCTCCAAGCTTCTTGCAACGTATTCCGGCGACGCCGTCAACGCAGCAAAGGATCTTGGCCTTGAGATGGACAAGGCCACCAAGAAGATGTTCGACGGCCTGGAAAAGGCGGCCCAGAGCAGTGCCATTGGGAAGGCGGGGAAACAGCTGCAGAACTTCGAGAAAATAGCCAAACAGATGGGCGATGTCGGCAAGGACTTGAAGTTTGATACCGTTATCGCCGCCTGTGGACAGTATTCCGACAGCATTGTCGGCGTGACGAACAAGCTGGACAATGCCTATCAGAAGCATGCCGAATACGAACAAAAATTGAAGTCTGTAAGGGTTCGCGAGGAGCAGGGCTACGCCAGCAAGCTGGAACTGGCAAAGGCTCAGACGCAAGTCACTGCACAAACCCAGGTGCTCAATGAATGGCAGGACAAGCTGGCGATGTCCATCTTCAACGCCGCGTCCGCAGCCGGAGGCTCCCCCGCCGCCTTCAACGCCATGATCAGCGTGTTCGAGCAGGCGGCCACCGCAGCAGGATGGACGGCCCAGCAGATAGGCGAAATCGTTGATCGGCTCAAAGAAGTCCGCAACCAGGCCATTGACACCATGAACGCCGCAAGAGGCATGGCCGTAGTCAATGGCGCTGAAGACAAGGTTGTGCAGGCTAAAATGCGAGAAGCCTACGCAAAGGGAGACAAGGACGCATGGTCAAACCTTGCCATGTACAGCGATGTGCTAAAGGGCGTTGGCCACGGTACGATTCAAGACTATGGCAAGGCGTTCGAGAGCAACAAGCAGGCCGACAAGATTCTTGAAGGATTGAAGGGAGGCAAAGGCGGCAAGGGCGGCAAGGGCGGAGGCGGCGGCAAGCGCGTAGACAACACGCAGGAGAAGTACCATTCCGCCGAGGAGGGCTGGCGCAAGAAGATCGCCGACATGCAGGGCCAGAAGGACATCCAGACGCTGGCGAAGGACTTCGCGGACATGGACAAGCAGCTGAAAGGCTCGTCCGTGGACATGAAGGCGCTGAAGAAGGACTATCTGGAGGCGTTCAGTACAAAGTACGCCACCGACCTGAACAAGGAGATCCTGCAGCTTCGCGGCAACGAGGCCGAGCTTGCCAGGATCGACATTGAGGAGAAGTACAAGGCCAAGGCGGCCGCCATCGAGGGCATGGCTGAGGAGGCCAAGAAGCTGGGCATCACAGTCGCAGATCAGACGCCGAAGCTTGCCGAATACCGCAAGCTGCTGGAAGGGCAGGCGCGGGAGCAGCAGCTGGAGAAGGAGCTTCCCTACTATGAGAAGTTCTCCTGGTTCGACGGCATGAAGAGCGAGGCTCTCGCCAAGCAGAACGAGCTTATCGCCATCCAGGCGGAGAAGATGAGGGGGACTATCCCCGACGAACTGATCGAGCGGTGGAAGGAGCTTGAGGAGCTCCAGAACCGGGTCAAGAACGGCAACGACGTCTTGGCGGGTGTCGCGCTGGGCGCGAAGCAGTATGCGCTTGAGATGGGCAACATGGCGGAGAATGTCTCCGATCTCGTCAAGAAGTCCTTCGACGACATGGCGGATGCCTTCACGGATCTGGTCATGACGGGCAAGGCGAACTTCACCGACCTGGCGAACTCCATCATCCGCGACCTGATGAGAATTGCCATCAAGCAGGCGATCATCGGGCCGATTGCGAATGGAATAGGTAGCTTGTTTGGCGGGCTGTTCAACATTGGTGGCGGTACTTCTTCTGCCGTCAGCAGTGCCGTTTCTGCTGGAGCGCGTGTTCTTGGCAGTGCTCATGGCAACGTCTTCATGGGCCTCCACGGCTACTCCAATCAGATTGTAGATCGTCCGACATTGTTCTCTTATGGCTCCCAGTTGACAAAGTTTGCCAAGGGCGGGATTATGGGCGAAGCGGGGCCGGAGGCGGTGATGCCTTTGACCCGCACGGCGTCTGGACATCTTGGAGTGCGCTCCGACAGTGGAAATGCGCCGATTGTCAATGTCAACATCATAAATTCGACGGGCCAGAGCGCCAGCCAGCAGACGAAGACCGACAACCAGGGCAACAAGTCCATCGATGTAATGGTCGGCGACATGGCGGCAGGACAGATGATGAAGCAGGGATCGAGCCTCAACAAGGCGATGAGAGCCTTTACTGGACAGCAGCAGCAGGTGACGAGGAGGTAGCATGGCGTACCACTGGCCTACCACTCTCCCGACATACCCGCTTCTGGACGGGTACAAGAGGACGATTCCGAACAATACCATCCGTTCTTCGATGGACACCGGGTCGGACAAGGTTCGCAAGCGCGGCGGCTCCAAGCCCCAGGTGCTGGACGTGACCTACGTCCTGACGACCGATCAGCTGCATGATCTGGAGGCGTTCATCCGCGACGTGGCGCAGGGAGGAGCCGTCTGCTTCGACTGGCCCCACCCCGAAACCGGCATCCGCGTCCGCACCCGCCTCAAGCCGAAGTCCGAAGGTGCCTTCGAGATCACCAGGTACAAGGACACGACGCGCTGGCAAGTCCAGCTTGAAATGGAAGTCTGGCCCGACGCGCCGACGGATTCGTAGCCATGCCCATTTCGACCAGAACGCTCAACGCCGTCATGAAGCAGGAGTCGGAGGACACCGACATCATCCTGCTCACCCTGACGCATTCTTCGTGGAAGGAGCCGATCCGGCTCTCCACGCACGAAACGCAGTGGATCAAGAACGACAAGGACACGGGGACGCCTCTGTACGGAACCGTGTCCAGAGGCAACACCTACTGGTACTGTCCGATACAGGCCACCATCCCGAACTCCTCCGCCGAGCAGGCGCCGGAAGGCAAGCTGGTTCTCCAGAACGTGACGCGCGAGGTCTCTCCGTATCTCAAGATGATCGACCAGGAGTACCCGAAGGTGCTTGTCGAGGTGGTCAACTCGAACACGCCGGACGTGGTGGACATGGCCTTCCCCGACCTCGACCTCTCGTCGGCGACCTGGGACGCGATGCAGGTGGAGGTCACGCTCAAGTCCGACATCGCGGCCACAGAGCCGTCTCCGTGGCTGAGATTTTCTCTGGCCTACTTCCCCAACCTCAAGGCATAGCGCATGATAGACGTGTCAAAGTACATAGGCATCCCCTTCAAGGACGGCGGACGGGGCTGGGACGGCCTCGACTGCTGGGGCCTCGTCCTGCTTGCATGGAAGGAGGAGATGGGCGTCTCCATGCCGGACATGGGCGACGAGTACTCCAGCGCCTTCGCGCGGGGCGACGTCTCCGGCCTCTTTGGGAAGTACACGTCCCAGAACTGGAACGAGGACGTGACCGCCCTTCCCCGCAGGCCGCTCGACGTGCTGGTGTTCCGCTTCGGCCCGTTCGAGCTTCATGCCGGCCTCTGGGTGGCGCCGGGCGAGATGCTCCACGTGATGCAGGGCATGGAGACCGCCGTGGAGCGGTACGACGGCTTCAAGTGGTCGAAGCGGCTTTCCCGAATTCTCAGGCCGGTGGGGGTCTAGCATGGCTGAAACGAAAGACTGCGAACTTGTCGAGGTCATGGGACGGCGGTGGGACACCAGCCGTCCGAACTTCTTCGCCGCGCCGGAGGGCGTCTCGCTGGAGAGCATCGTCCTCCAGAGCCTGGAGAAGGCGTACCGCGACCACGTCTACACGAAAGCGCAGTACCGCTCCCTTCTGGCGTATGCCCGGTGCCGCGTCAACGGGCGCGAGATAGACCGCAAGTTCTGGAAGGAGTTCTTCCCGCAGAAGGGCGACCGCATCGAGGTACTCCACGGCGTCAGGGGCGGCGGAGGCGGAGGCGGGGGCAAAAATCCGCTTGCCACCATCCTGTCGGTGCTGGTCGTGATCGTCGCCACCATTGCCACATGGTGGGCGGGCGGCCTCGGCGGCCAGATAGCCCTCATGGGCATGACCGTGCAGATGTCCACGTTTGCCACCACGATGATCGGCCTTGTCGCGGCCGGCGCTCTGATGGCGATCAACATGCTGTTTCCCGCCAAGCCGCCGAGCGTTGGCGGCCTCGACTACGGCACTCCTGAGAAGGAGTCGCCCACCTACTCGCTCACCGGCGGCAAGAATGCCCACAACATCAACGGGTACGTCCCGCTCGTCCTTGGACGCCACAAGGTCACTCCTCCTCTCGGAGCCAAGTCGTGGACTGTCTGGGAGGGCGACGACCAGTATTTCAACATGCTGGTGGTCTGGGGCCATCCAGACATGACTGTCACCGACTTCAAGATTGAAGACACGCCTCTCGACAGGTTTGCCGACGTTGACCACAGGTTCCATCAAAGCACCACCGGCAAGGGCTTGAAGTATTTCGCCAAGCAGTACAACGAGTCCTCTGTTGGAGCCGTTCTGAAGTGCGCCGACGGATGGGTGGAGCGCACCGTCGGCGAGGCTGAAGACCTTTCCGTTGACATCACGTTCCCCGGCGGCCTGACGGTAATAGACCAGAAGAACGGAAACAAGAAGACCCGCGCCGTCGATTTCGAGATCCAGTACAAGGCTTCCGACTCCGACACGTGGCTCGGCTTTCCGACGAGAGTCCAGAGATGGTTTGGCGAGACGGAGGTCAAGTTCAGCCACGACAGCGTGAAGGACTCCATATCGGTCTTCTGGAAGAACGGCGGCATTGTCGGCGTCCCTCGCGGGGAGACGGTCAGCGGCGGCATCCAGCTTTGGCCCGTGCCGCACATCACGGGGTACAATTCCGGCTCCGGCATGGCGTATATCTCCGGCTGCAACCTTACCATCAGCATTGCTCCCTTCAGGGATTACAGGGGATACTGGTATGTCAGCGACTACGGCCTGCGCGAATCCGATGGGATCTTTCTTTCTCTCAGCACAGGCTCGTTCAAGTACAACGGCAGGGTGTACTACGTTAAATACGAGAGGACGGCATGGATGACACCGCCCTTCTCGATCTGGCTCAACCAGAACGGGCAGGTCGTGAAGAACTCCGGCGTTACGCAGATCTGGCCCTCTAGAGGCAAGGGCCTCTCTGGCGGCGGCGTGACGTGGTACGCATCTTCCTTTACCGTCACGAACAACTCGACGTACAGCCCCTACTTCGGATACTACGATGGCGGATGGACGGATAGCGGAGTTCAGGAAGGGCGTGGCTACTCCGACTACGACTATGGCTATTACTACAATCCCCATCCCAACCATTTCGTTGCCAAAGTCAGGTCTGGCAAGGCGTGGTTCAACAGTTCCGGCACGGCCACGGTAACGGGAGCCAAGCAGAAGCAGATCGTCAAGAACTTCAGGGTGGCGGGGCTTGAAAGGAAGTCCTACGACGTCAGGATCAAGCGCAACACTGGCGACACCAGCGACTCCTACATCATCGACGAGGCGCAGTGGTCTACGATGCGGGCCATCATCAACCAGTCCGCCTTCGACACGCCAGTGCCGATATGCGTAAGCGAGCTCCGCATCAAGGCTTCCGAGCAGCTCTCCGGCTACGTTTCCGAATTCAACGCCATCTGCTGCGCCAATATTCCCGACTGGGACGAGAGCCAGAACAAGTGGGTTGTGAAGAACACGTCCAACCCCGCGTCCGCCGCGCGGTATCTGCTCACGTCGAAGCACAGCCTCATCAAGCCGTTCGCCGAATCGCGCCTTGACAACGCCGCCTTCGTGGCGCTCTGGAAGTGGTGCGACAAGAACGGCTTCCGCTTCGACTACGTCTGCGACGCGGAGGAGAACCTGTGGGCGAGGCTCGTAGAGGTGCTTTCTCCCGCAATGGCGTCTCCCACGACCGACGTTGACGGGCTGTGGGGCGCCGTCTTCGACTCGCCGGACAAGACCGTGCGCCAGCTTTTCACTCCGCGCAACTCATGGAACATGTCCATCCAGCGCGGGTTCGCCAAGCTGCCGGACGCCCTGCGCGTCTCCTTCGTGGACGAGGAGGACGACTGGAGCACGAAGGAAGGCTTCGTCTACAACGACGGCTTCTCGAAGGACGGCAAGGACGGCAAGAAGGCCAACGACGTCGTCGAGTGGAACTTCCCAGGCGTCACGAACTGGAAGCGCATGTACAAGCTGGCGCGGTATCATCTGGCCCAGCTGCTCCACCGCCAGATGACGATCACCATCAACACCGACTGGGAATGGCTGGCGGTGCATCGCGGCGATCTGGTGGGCCTTGCCAGCGACGTCCTGATGAACACGTTTGGCGCGGCGAGGGTCGAAAGGCTCGTCTACCGCATCGAGCCGAAGATGATCGACGACCTGGGCGACACGGTCATCGTCGTTACCGATGACGAGCTTATCGACAACAACGGCATCTATGTCTACGTGTCGCGCACTCAGGACATTCCGCTCAACCCCAACGGGACGGAGAAGAATCCTGTCGGCCTCGAACTCGACGACGAGGTGGTGTTTTCGGAGCCTGCGCCCGCAAGGTACGGCGTCGCGGCGAGATCCAAGAACGGCACGGTCAAGATATACGAAGTGCAGGCGAAGCACGGGGAGCAGCACGGCACCCTGTGGTTTGCGAACGAGGTGAAGGCGGCGAACCGCCCCGACTTCGGCGACCTCCTCTCCGTCAGCCTGCTGGGCGAGGAGTACGAGGAGTACCTCGTCGCGTCCATCGCCCCCGGCGACAACCTGTCGGCCCAGCTTACCCTCCTCCCGTACAAGACGAAGGAGATCATGTCGGCCGCCAACGGCCCCATTCCCGAATACGAGGCTCCCGTCATTCTGGACGTGGTGAAGTCGAAGCAGCTTTCGCCGCCGACCATCACGCAGGTGCGCTCGGACGAGTCGGTGCTGCTCCTGTCCGACTCCGGCTCCCTTGTCCTCAGGATGGGCGTCTGGTGGCGCATTCCGCCCACTTCGATGGAGAGGGGATACACCATCCAGCTCCACGCGGAGAACAGGGACACGCACAATGTCCTCCGCGCCACGGCGGGGCCGGACGACGAGTACGTGGCCGTCTCCGGCGTCAAGGTCGGCGAGACGTACTACTGCAAGCTCCGGTTCAGCAACTCGGCGGACGGCCGCACCTCCGCATGGAGCAACGTGGTCACCCACACCATTGCCGGCCTGGTGGCCCCGCCTCCAGTTCCGCAGAACGTGGTCGCGAAGGCCGACAACCCCTACGGCATCCGGCTGACGTGGGATCCGGTGGAAGTCCTCGACCTCCACCACTACCGCATCTCCGGCGACGCCACGGGCGTGACCAAGACGAGGGATCCTGAATATCTCGTTCAGCCCATGAACCGCCTCGGCCTCCAGACGTATCATGTCTGGTCTGTGGACGTCCTCGGCAACGAGTCCGGCAGGAGCGGAGACGCCACGTTCACCATTGTCGCTCCCAGCGTCGTCATCACCTTCGCCCGCCTCGAAAACGACGGCATCGTGGCGAAGTACAAGGAAATTCAGGGAACGTGGAACTTCGCGAAGGTGCTGTGCGAATGCGACGGCAAGACCGGCGAGGGCAACGCCAACCAGTGTACAATTCCATATCCGCCCAAGTTCCAGCGGGGCCACACCGTGCGTGGACGCGGCTACGACATCTTCAACAACTGGGGCGAGTGGTCTGATCCGCTGGCGGTTACCATCGTCCTGCCCCAGACGCCGAAGGTCGAGATCAGCGTGGACGAAAAGGGCAGCGCCGTCTTCCGCTGGCAGGACTGCCGCGCCGATTTCGAGAACTCGCCGACCATCAGGCACTACATTCTGGAGGGCGCGACCGAAGGCTCCACGACCCACACCTACATTTCGGTCAGGGTCGAGAAGATTATCTGGACTGAGTACAAGAAGAACGGCATCAAATACCGCAAGGGCGCTCTGACGGAATACGTCACCGCCGTTGACAAGTACGGCTTCGAGAGCAAGCGCGGCGGCTCCACCTTCGAGATCTGGCCTCCGCAGAACCCCGACATCAAGGTGACGGCAGGCTCCGATGGCCTCTACCTGGAATGGCAGGACTGCAAGACCACCTTCGACATCTCCGAGTACAGGGTCACCGACAGCTATCTGGCGAAGACCTACAAGACGAAGCTGTGCAAGATGCAGATCTCCCCGCGCAAGGCTGGACGCTACGAGTTTTCGGTGCAGGCCGTGGACTGCATCGGCACCGAGTCCACCGCAATGACGCTCCCCTACGACGTGCTCGGCGTGGGCCAGATCAAGCCCAAGGCCGTCATCGACGGGCGCGACATTCTCGTTTCCTGGGCCGCTCCCGTCTCCTCCTTCCCCGTCCGCACGTACAAGATCTACGACACGCAGGACAGGCAGATCGCCGAGGTGGACGGCCTCCAGTTCCGCACGGCCGGACTCCCTGCGGGCAACTACTCCTTCGGCGTCAGGGGCATCGACACGGCGAAAAACCAGTCGCTCCTCTACCGCACCCCGCTTACCGTCCTGCTTCCGCTGGAGCCGAAGGTGTCGGTGCGCGTGGACGGCGACGGCGTGTACCTCGACTGGCAGGAAGGCAAGCGCACTTCCGCCAACCGCGACAAGCTCTTCCCCGTGGAGCACTGGGACGTCATACGCCAGTGGGACGAGGAGCGGAGCGACGGCGTGGTTGAGACGAAGGAGCAGGACTACGGACGCCTCTCCGGCGACAGCCTCCGCATCCCCGCCGTGATAGCCGGCACCCACACCTTCCTCGTCCGCGCCATCGACAGCGCGGGCAACGTCGGCCCTTGGGGCGAGAAGAACCTGCTTGTCCGCAGGCCGGGCAAGGTCAGCTTCATGAACTGCCTCACCATCGACAACGACGTGCTCCTCTACTGGACGGCCCCCGACTACGTGCAGTTCCCGATCAAGGAGTACCTCGTCGAGTACGTGGAGCAGTACGACGGCGAGGAGTACAGCGCCAAGGTCGCGTCGGTGGACGCCATGTTCGCCAGCGTCTTCGAGCAGGAGTCCGGCGAGTACGTCTACGGCGTCACTCCCGTGGACGTCGCGGGCAACGCCGGCGTACGGAGCGTCATCAAGATGAAGGTGGCCCAGCCGCCGGACTTCGTCCTGTACTGCGACAAGGACAGCCTGTTCAACGGCACGAGGACGCGGTTCGTCCTCGACGGGCGCGGAAACATGATTGGCCCGTACACCGACAAGACGTGGCAGCAGAACATCGACGCCATCGCGGCCGCCCACAACGTCAATTCGGCGAACCTGACATGGCAGCAGAAGAAGGACTGGGGCGGCGAGTTCTGGATGGATCCCCAGGAGACGAATGCCAGCTACGTCGAGATCGTGGACGTCACCGGCGATCCCGACGTGCTTGTTCCCTCCTGCAAGGTTATGCTCACCGTCACCTCCACCGTGCTCCGCAAGACGCCTGCGGGAGCCTGGACGTACAAGCTGGAGTCCAGCCCCGACAGGACGAACTGGGATCTGGTCTCGAACGGCACATCCGGCTTCGCGTCCGGCTTCAGGTACATACGCTTCACAATTACCTACACGGGCGGCGCAATCGCCATCAACAACATCAACCTCAGGCTGGACGCCAAGCGTTCCTCGGACGGCGGGCGCGTGGCGGTCGGCGCGAACGACAACGGCTCAGGCTGGACGAGCATGGCCGCCACTCCGATGCTCACCGGCAAGTGGGTGCCGTTCAACGTGAGCTTCGTGGACGTGCAGTCTCTTCCGAAGCCGAACGTCATTGTTGATTCCCCTGAAAAGAAGGACTATTCTGCCTTCACCGTCTTTGTGGATGTCCACAATCCAGAAGGATTCAGAATATTCGTGCTCGACAAGAACGGAAATAGAGTATCCGCAGAGGTTGACTGGTCTGCAATAGGCATCGTCGGCTTTGCCGGACAGGAGTAGAACATGGCCATATCCTGGAACATCCCTGCGCTTGTCAACAAGATTGCAAGCGACATACCTGGACTCAATACCCTGCTCCAGAAGCTGGCGACGTGGAACATGGACGGAACGTCCAATCTTCCGAACGGCGCAAAGCGGATGGTCAAGAATTCCAACAACACGCGCACCATCCAGGAGTGGAACGGCTCCGCGTGGGGCAGCGTCGGCAAGCTGGCGCACGACGTCGAGACGGTTGACGGCTTCTCCGCATCCCAGAGCGCGGCGAAGAACTGCATAGCCGTGCGCGACGCCTCCGGCAGGCTTCCGGGCGACCTCACCGGCACGGCCGCGACCGCCAACAAGCTGAAGTACGTCAGAACCATCGGCATCTCCGGCGGCGCGAAGGGCACCGCCACGAACTTCGACGGCGGGTCGAACATCACCATCCCCGTCACCGAACTCGACGTCTCCAAGGCGAAGAACGGCATGCTCCCCAAGGCGTGCGGCTCCACGGGACGCACGGACGGCCTCGTAACCGACGTCTACCTTCCCCTCTACGGCCTGAAGGCGTCGGAGATAGGCCAGCTCTCCCGCTCCAGATCCTACTCCGGCGTGGACGCCAACAACTTGTGGCGCCAGGGAACGTACAACTGCTACGGCGGCACGACCGCCCTCCACTGGCCCTACAAAGCCGACTGGCTCTGCCATACGTCCTACTGGGGCGACGATAACATTACCCAGATGGCGTTCCGTCCGGGCGACTCCTCCGGCCCCGCCATCTTCTTCCGCACGTCGTGGGACAAGGGCAAGACATGGACGAACGGCTGGGAGTGCGCGGCAAGAGTGACCTGCTCGGATGTCCACGTCTACGTGGCGAAGGACGGCTCGGACGCCTACTCCGGCCTTGAGCCAAGCTCTCCCGTCCTGACGTGGGCGAGGGCCGTGCGCGTCCTCATGGCCAACCACACCTCCGGCGCATGCTACGTCCATTTCGGCAAGGGCGACTGGGGTTCCATCACCATTGGCGCGGCCTGCCGGTTCTGCCACACCCTGGTGCTTGCCCGCTTCCGCGACAACGGCGTGGCGACGTCCTACCAGACGGACATGCCGCACTTCACGTACATTTCCGACTACCAGGCTGGGCGCGTCTATCTGAGAAACGTGGACGTGGACAAGCTGGACTGCCGGGGCAGCCGCTACGAGCTGCTGACGTACAACCGCATCGGGCGCGTCTGCGCCGACCAGAACGGCAGCATCTACGTCTCCGGCAATCTCACGTGCAAGTACATCGACGACACCAACCCGATATTCTTTGCGAACTACAACTCGTTCATCCACTTCGCGAATCCCGTGGTCACGATGAACTCTGGCCTCAAGGCATCCAGCGTGGTCTGCGCGAACTTCAACTCCACGATAGACATCTCCGGCTCCACGCAGGTCAAGCTGGCGTCCAACGCGACCTACGCCGGAAAGAGATGCTCCGTCAGCAACGGCTCCGTTCTTGCCGGATACTGGAGCCTCGTCAACGGCTGGCCCGGTTCCGGCGCCGTCGCCGACCAGTGGCAGGCGTCCTTCTCCGGCCTTCCGCAGGACGTCGCCATAGGCGGCAACACGGGAGACAGGGCCAACGCGACGCGCGGCGTCTTCAACGCCCGCTACATGAACAGCGGGACGAACCTCAACAACCTCACGGCGCAGGGCGTCTACCAGATCGGCCAGCACAACGGCAACGCCAACCTCCCTGCCGGATGCGTCAACGGCACCCTGTGCGTCTTCGCCATTGCCGGCGCTTCCACCGTCAAGCAGATCTTCTACCGCCAGGGAACCCAGAACACCAACGACCACGAAACCTACGTCCGGCAGAAGCAGGGCAGTTCGTGGTCTAGCTGGATCAGGATGCTCACGACCAAGGACATCGCGTCCTCCGTGAACACGTCCACCACGCAGATCCCCACGTGCAAGGCCGTGAACGACAAGGTGACCGCCGTCAACAACGCAGCCGTGCTGCTGAATGGGAACCAGACGGTAAACGGCACCAAGACCTTTACTTCGGCGACCATCATTAAAAATGGTGGGCCGTCGCAGGGAGTCCAGCACACCGGCGTGTCCAAAGGCACCGGGCCGGGAGGAAACAAGTATTGGAGTGTCAACTTCTTCGACAAGAATGGCACTGCCGTCGCTAACCGCATCGGCCTTATCGAAACGAGGATCGACGCCAGCCAGAACACGTACACCTACATTGGCGCATACCGCGCCAACTCCGGCTCCACTGAAAACGCCCTGCTCTCCATCGTCCAGCCGAAGACCGGCGCGGGCTACGCGACATGCCCCACTCCTCCTGCGGGCGACAACTCCACCAAGATCGCGACCACGAACTGGGTGAGGAACTATGCGACGCCGGCCTCGAATGCGAACGACAATTCCGCAAAGCTGGCGTCCACTAGCTGGGTGCGGAACAACACGCGGTTCGCGCCGAACTACAACGCCGGCGTCTACAGGCACCCGAACGTCACCTATACGGCGGAATGCAATGGTTTCTTCCGCGTCTGGGGTTCCTCCTATGCATGGATTCACAATCCCGATGGACACGAAGTTTCAGTGTTCAACAATACGTTTTGGCACTACTCCTCGCATCAGTGCAAGGAGCTTATCTACCCCGTTCCAAAGGGATTTAGATACGGCTGCAACAATGGCTGCCACTGGTTCCCAGGCATCGTCTAGCCATGATTCTCGTCGCCGGCCTTCCCGCTTCGGGCAAGTCAACATGGACGAGGATGAACTTTCGGCACGTTCTTGAGTTTGATTCCTTTGCCGAGAAGCTCGGCTCCTATGAAGACCTCGAAGAAGAGCGCGGACTCGTCCTGAGACAGTTCGCGCTTCTTGCTGGTCTCGGCGGCTGCGAAGCCGTCGTTGATACGTTTCACTCCATTGAGTCGAGAAAAAGAATTCTAGACGCCTGTCCTTCGGCAGGAATAGTGATCATTGACACCCCATTGGAGATTTGCTTACAAAGGAATGCACAGAGAAATTCGTTCGTCTCCAATAAAGAGATTGAAATGATTGCCGCAAACATTGAACCGATTTTGGAAGACGAAGGCTTTTCCTTCATCAGGATAGTCAAAGGATGGTAGTTCATGCCTGAAAGCACGCTATATCTCAAGATCATCAACGGCGAAGTTCTTGCCTACGGCGACTACGAAACGGCGGCGGCCGTAGAAGAGCAGTACAAGACTGGACGCATCTGCGACGCGACAGTTGACCAGAATGCATGGGATGCGGCCGGAGGGTGCGCCCGCCTTGTCAACGGCGAAATCGTCCTCGGCCTCGCGCCGGAAGAGCTTCTTGCCAAGCAGGGCGAGGCTATCCGCAACGAACGCTATCTCCGCCTCCGCAGGCTCGACAAGATCAGCAATCTCTACTGGGAGGAGCTGACCGACGAGCAGAAGGACGCCCTCCGCGCCTACCGCCACGCGCTCCTCGACATCACCGACCAGGAAGGCTTCCCGTGGGGCGGAAACATAGAGAAGGCCCCGTGGCCCGAAAAGCCTGAATTCTTCAATGTCTAGGAGAGCTTGATGAGCAGCGTCCAGGAACACTACTCCACCGTCGCCGACGACAACGGCGAGATCAGCGGCATCAGCATCGCCGAAGGCTCGACCCAGCTGCGCGACCTCAACGACGCCATCCGGCAGCTCATGGCGGACGTCCGCGAGGAGTCCGACGAGCTTCGCGCCCGCCTTTCCGCCATCGAGGCGGCCATTGACCCGCAGGGCGAAGAAGAGGAAGACACGGCCCAGCAGGCGGCGGCGACCGCGCAGGAAGCGGCCACCCTCGCCGGCGGCTTGCAGGATCAGGTGACGGACGCGGCGGCCGCCGCGCAGACCGCCAACGAGGCCGCGACCGAGGCCAGCACGGCCTCCGCGGCTGCGCTCACCGCCCTTGCCGACTACGAAGACCGCATCGCCGCGATGGAGGAGGCGGTCGCCCAGTTCGACACCGGCCTCGTCCAGACGGTCAACGACCAGGTCGTGGAGGGCGTGAAGACGTTCTCCGAGGCGCTCCGCGCCGACCTCATGGGCAACGCCGAAACCGCCACGCTGGCGGAAAGGGACGCCGAAGGCAACGTGATTGCAGAGACCTACGCAACCAAGATGCTTGCCACGACCGACGAGGCCGGACTGATGAGCGCCGCCGACAAGGAGAAGCTCGACATGCTGGCCGCCAAGGACGAGGAAGGCCAGGTCGTAGACCTCATGCAGGTCGTGATGGACGTGACCTCCCAGCTTGTCTTTGGCCACAAGCAGAACTCCTCCCTTCCCGCCGCCTTCGGCATGGTGGACGAGAACGGGAACGAAGTGCTGTTCCATGCATGGGGTTCCATGCCGTCTTCCGAATGGGTTGAGGTTGGCGAGTTCACGGTGACGGCCGGTATGGAGTACGTCGAAAGCTTCGCCGACATGGTTGCCGGAGCCTCCGCATGGGAGGACGTGTCCAGCATGCCGAAGTCGATGACGTTCAGCGCCATGCCGTCCTTCGAGCCTCTTCCGAACGAGGAGACGCCGACGATAGAGTACGAGCCGGACGGCTTCATCGCGGACGGCTCAGTTATGCGCCTGCGTATCGAGTTCGTGGAGGCCGACGCCGAAACGGGCGAGTCCACCTACAGGGCGTCCGTCATCTGGGAGCCGTCGGTGGATTCCGTCTTCGTGGATGGCGACCAGACAACGGACATCGTTCTCGGCCTCGAAAAGGGCAACACGTCCACCATCGAGAAGAAGCTCGACGTCCAGCCAATCATCGACATGATCAATGCGCTGGCGGTGCGGACAACGGCGCTTGAAACGGCAGTGACCGCCATCCTCAACAGCCAGATCGACGACACGGTGAACGGAAGCGAGCCTTCGGGCGGCGAAGGTGGAAGCGAAGAGCCGACTGAACCTGAAGGCGGCAAGGGCGGAGGCGAGTAATGGCGGTACTTCACTTTCCTGGCTTCCAGCATTTCTGGAGCCTCCTCAAGGCTCTGCTCGACCTCAAGGCTCCGCTGGAGTCGCCTGAACTGACGGGCGACCCCACCGCCCCCACGCAGGAGCCTCACGACAACTCCACGAAGGTGGCGACCACGGAGTACGTGGACAACGCCGTGGCTGAACTGGTGAACTCGTCTCCTGCGGCGCTCGACACCCTCAAGGAGCTTTCCGACGCCATCGGCGGGGACGCGAACTTCAGCACGACCATGACCAACGCCCTGGCGCTGAAGGCCCCTCTCGCCTCTCCCGCCTTGACGGGCAGTCCAACCGCCCCGACGCAAAACGCCGGAGACAACTCGACCAAGATCGCCACGACCGCCTACGCCGACAGGAACGACGCGACGTGCGTGCATCTGGCGGGAGCGGAGACGGTGAGCGGTGCGAAGACGTTCACGGGAGCGCAGACGTTCCAGGCCATCTCCAACTTCCTGGATTCGGCTACGCCGTTCCTTGAGTTCACATGGCCCGACGTTACGAGGGGAACCAACCCCTCGGCGCAGAAGTGGGCTGGCTACCGCTTCCTCGACAAGGCGAAGACTACCGGCGTCAAGCAGAGAGCAGCTGCCTGCGAAGTCGGCCTGACTGTCGATGGCGAAACCAACATTGCGCTCAAGGCATACGACTGGACATTGAACTCGACGAAGGTGGAGCAGATTGGCATTGCCTACCCCAAGGGCGGCACCCCGTACACGTTTGCTCCCACCCCCGCAGCAGGCGACTCGTCCACCAAGATCGCTACGACGGCGTTCGTTGGCACCGCCGTCGCCAACGAGGACGCCACGTGCGTCCATACAACCGGCAACGAGACGATAGCTGGAACGAAGACGTTCAGTTCCACCATCACCGGCTCCGTGTCCGGCAATGCCGGGACGGCGACGAAGATACAGAGAGCGCCGGACGGAACGAATTTTGTAACTGCCGCGCAGGCTGGCAAATCGCTTGTCAACTCCACGACCACAAGCTTTGGTTCAGTCTTCAATGCGCCGACGAAGAGCTACAGAGTTGCCCTCGCGACATATCCTTCCGAAAACGACATCGTTCAGCTTTACTCCGTTACCAACGCCAACATCTCGTCCGACACAAACAAGAAGGCTAAAACGCTCTCCTGGAATGCTGCCAACGGCACCCTTACCGCCGACTCCTTCTCCGGCCCGCTTGTCGGCAACGTGACCGGCAACTGCTCCGGCTCGTCTGGAAGCTGCACGGGCAATGCGGCGACGGCTACTAAAGCAACCCAGGACAAGAACGGCCTCCAGATAGACACAAACTATCTCAAGCTTTCCGGTGGAACCGTTACAGGGACATTGATATTAAGCCGCACAACAGATGCCAGAGCAGCGTCTGACAACGGCCCTGCTCTTGTTGTCGGAGGCACAAGGACTGGAGCGCATATTGAAATTGATCCAAACGAAATTATGGCAAAAAGCAACGGCACCACTGCAACGACTCTTTATATTAACAGCGACGGTGGAGATGTTGAATTTGGTTCTGGAGAAGTAAAAAAAGAGAATTCTAATTTTGTAGTAACCAACAGTTCAGATACAGGATTTGTTGTTAAATATGGCGATCATGTAGTCAGACTAATGATAGGTAGTGGACACACTAATAGGGGTTTATATGATACATACCTAAATAAATGGATTGTCTATGCAAACAATTCCAACTGCTACCTTAATGGCAATGCGGCGACCGCCACGACGGCAGGCAACGTCACTGGCACCGTTGCGATAGCTAACGGTGGCACAGGCGCGACCACGCGCCTTGATGCCATCAAAGCACTGACAAATGAAAAAGTCGGAACAGATGCAACCGACTTTATCACTGCAAAAACCGGATGGGCAAAATGCGGATATACATCTATTGCCGATGCCAAGACTGTCCTTGGGCTTAAATCGGCCGCCTACACCGAATCGTCAGCCTATGCGACGTCGGGGCATACGCACAGCTACCTGCCACTCGCCGGCGGAACGATGACGGGTGCATTAACGCTGAAGGGAACAACTCTTAATCTCAGCGTTCTCGACACGACGGAAGGCTCGACAACCTACCGCAGCAACGACGTGATCAAAGGCGTTTCTTCCAATTCAACATACGGTATTAATACGCTGTTTGGCGGAACGTCGAATACAGTCATCCGTGCTGGAGAAGGCGCCGGCACTCTTCTCAACGAGCTTGCCGGCAACGCCGGAGAAAACATCTATCTTTGCGCTGACGGAGACATTGTCTTCCATCCAAATGCTAACAAGTATGCAGACAAGAAGACTGTAACATTAAATACCTCCGCCGAACTTTCCGGCCTTGCAAAAGTAACCGCGACTTCGTTTGCAGGAGCATTGACTGGCAATGTAACCGGCAACTGCTCCGGCTCGTCGGGTTCATGCACTGGCAACGCGGCGACTGCGACAACGCTGAAGACTGCCCGCAAGATCAACGGCGTTTCCTTCAATGGTTCCGCTGACATTACCGTTGCAGACAGCACGAAGGTCGCAAAAGCCGGCGACACGATGACGGGCAACCTAACGCAAAAGTTTACAGCCTATGAACGAGGGGTAAGCACAACAGCATACACAAGAGAGCTTATAGATGTAAAAGATAAAAATGACGTCCGCTTTGCTCTTTTTGAAACAACAGTCGCAGCCGACAAGTCTTCAAAAACATGCATCTTTGCCTATAAAACAACGGCTGCATCCGGTGGCAACATTGGTCAGCTCGGCATTGGATGCGATAAAAGCGGCAATGTCTACACTATCTCCCCCACCCCCGCCGCCGCCGACAACAGCACGAAGATCGCCACGACGGCATGGGTGAGAACATTTGTCGGCACGACGTGGGCTCCAACCAACATTGCGCCGAAGTATGCGTCTGGAACTGAAGTTGATGCCGGAGGCGGCTACACCACCCCGACGGCAGGCGTGGTAAGCGCATGGGTAACAACTGGATGGTGGTTTGAGGCCGGAGAAGTTACTGTCGGAGCATATACGCATCGTCTTGGCGTTAGAAATGGAAGTGAACAGGCGCAGTTTTTCCTTCCTGTTGCTAAAGGCGTCTATGTAAGAAATGCTGGCGGGATGGATGGCGTCAGGTTCTACCCTGTCTAGGAGAAAATTATGAAACAGATAGTCCTGCTTTGCGGCGTTCCCTACTGTGGGAAAACCACGTTTCTAAAAACAACCGGAGCGCCATGTCTTATTATGGATGATTTTCTCCAGAAGAGATACAAGACGCACAACGAGAAGACTGTGGCGATGCGGCTGTCGCAGGAAGGGCATCAAGCCGTCTTTGCCGACGTAGCTGCAAAAGCCGTTGAAATGGCTAAAGTTGCCAAGACTGAAGCACCTTTTTTCATTGAAGGAATGTTTACCTTTCGCCATGAAAGAAGGGACATGATCAACGCACTCAAGCAGGCAGGGGCTGAGACAATCGACTGTATATTCCTTTCCGGCGTTCCTTTCACGGAGCTTTTATCCAGATGCTGCGAATCCAAAAGCGAGTTCAAATGCCCGATGGACGCACTGGTTGACAGATGCGAAAGGTTTGAGGCCCCTGTCGAGTCTGAAGGTTTCAACGAAGTCATTATCATGCAGCCCTGCAAAGACGCAGAATAGCTTGCGGAGTCCATAATGGAAGACAATCTGTACTATTTGAGAAAGATGCCCGATGGAACGGTCGAGTGCTACATCGACAGGCGCACGATGCAGACCCAGGGCGACGTGTACCATGCCACATGCACACCTGAAGAGTGGAAGGCGGCCGGCTGCTTTGCCCGCATCGTGGACGGAGAGATCGTCCTTGGTAAAGATCCTGACGTGAAGCGGGAGGAGATCGCCGAGTATTTCCGCAAGGCGCGGTATTCCCGCCTCCGCGAGTGCGACAAGATGTCGCCTATGCGCTGGTATTCCATGACGCCAGAACAGCAGCAGGCTTGGGAAAACTACCGGCAGGAACTCCTCGACATTCCACAGCGCCCAGGCTTCCCCTGGGACGGCCCCGACACGTACACCGACTGGCCCGTGAAGCCGGAGTAGGCATGAACCCGTTCATCAAAGACTATGGCGGCGAAATCGACTGGAACATCGGCTCCCTCTTCTGCCACGAAGCTCCCGTGTTCCGCCTTCTCCGCATCTGCGACGCCTACAACATAGACCACCCGATCCGCTATGCCTTCGGCAGCATCCCCTCGGTTATGGCTGGAGGGCGCATTCCACCTACGGCCATTCCGGCAGACGATGCCGTTGGAGTTGTGGAACAGTATCTGGAGCATGGCATAGCCTGCCGCCTTACGCTCTCCAATCCGCATGTCACTGAGGCCGACATCAGGAACGATGCCGTCAACGCTGGCCTGATGGAATTCCTCAACGCGCATGCCAGCGGAAAAGGCAGGAACGGCGTCATTGTGGTGTCCGATCTGCTGGCAAGGCATGTCAGGGACAGGTATCCCAACCTTGAAGTCATCCTGTCCGTCGTGCGCCCCGCCTATGAGACGGGATATGGGCCTGACAGGGACACCTTCGACTACTACGCACGGCATCTTGAAGATCCGCTTTACGACGTCGTGGTGGTTAATGCCGCCAAGGCCGACATCCCTGGCTTCATGGAAGACCTGCCGAACAAGGACAAGGTAGAGCTTCTCGCTTTCCATACATGCGTAAAGAACTGTCCGAGGGCGAAGGCCCACTACGAGGCATGTCTGCAAATTGCCCTTGCCGGCCTTCGCGGGGATAACCCGGCTAAGGATCTCGACAAGCTTGGCAGAATCTCTCTGGACTGCGTGGCTGAAAAGCGCAGGCGTCCTCTGGATTTCGCCTCCTACACCGAAGCCGACATGCGAAGGCTTGTTTCGCTTGGCTACCGCCACTTCAAGCTGGCTGAACGGCTTTCGCCCGACAACGCATTTCTCTACGGCATGGTCGAGTACATCTTTAGATCCGAGCCGATCCGCTATCTGATGCAGGCAATGTTCTAGAAGGCGTCAGTGCCAGCCGTATTTGCACCAACCCTAACTAGTCTATGGAGGACATCATGGAATACACGTTCACTCTCAACGACGAAGAGATCCAGACTCTTTCAAGCGCCCTTGTGGAGCTGCCGTACAAGACGGCCGCCCCGCTCATCCAGAAAATCAGCATGCAGATAGCCCAGGCGAACGCGCCTAAGGCTCAGGAGGAGGCAGAAAATGCCGGAAGCGACAGTTAAGCTCACAGCCGACGTGGTATGGCAGGACGGGACGCCGTTTGCCGGCGTCCTTGAAGTCACGCTTCAGAACGTCGGCACAAGCGACAACTATGTTGTGGCGCCGAAGCGCCAGCAGGAAATCCAGTTCGAGGACGGACGCGCCGAGATCGACCTCGTTCCGTCGGCGGTCATAGACGACGCCAGGTACAACATCCGGCTCATCACCACGGCGGCCGAAGGCAACTACAAGAGCCGCACGGTGCTGCTGGACGAGACGCTTGCGATCCCGTCGCAGGACTGCGCCCTGCACGACCTGGTCAACCTCGGCATGTCGCCGGTGGAGGAGCCTGCGAATCCGTAGGCCGCCGCATTGCAGAGCATCGCAGGCCGTCCTTCGGGGCGGCCTTTTTTTCGGGCACAAAAAAAAGGAACCCCGCACACGCCTGGGAGGCGTTGCGGGGAATTGAAATCCGGTTTCACCGGACGTGGTGCAGAACTGGTGCAGCATGCTCGCAGCTGCTTGAAATACTTAAACTTGTTGCTCTTTGACCTTGGATCGAGTTTTTGCAGTTAACCTATTGATTTCATTGAATCTTTTTCTTCATTTTTGCACCACGCCGCACCCATTTTGGTGCAGGCTTCCTTCTGCGCGGAGGGAAGCGCGTGGGCGTAGGTCTTGAGAGTGATTGACGGGTTGGCGTGGCCCAGATTGGCCGCCACGGCCGCGACGTCGGCTCCGGCCTTGAGCATCATCGTCGCCGTGATATGCCTCATGGCATATGGCGGCAGTTTGACTCCGGCGAGACGGCAGTAGTGCCGCCACGTTGCCCTGTAGTTTTTTACCTGACGTCCGTATTTGTTTCGGCAGACGGGCTGCTCCCTGTCCTGCCTGTCGGCGAGGAAGCGAGTCCACGCTTCGTCCATGTATTCCTTGATTGGGTACACGACCTTGTCGCGGTCTACCTTGCCCATGTGGACGGTCACTGACCCGTGGCTGAAGTCGAACGCCCCCCACTTGAGGCTGAAGAGTTCGGCGAGGCCGGGGCGAAGGCAGAGCGCCATCGCCGTCCTGCACCACCACTGCATCCACTCAGGAAGGACGGCGTAGAGCGTCCAGAAGTCCTCAATCGTGCCGTCCATATGACACACCGTCGTCCGCAGCTTGACAAAGCTCCGCCACGGGTCATCTGGAATTAAGCCTTCGCTGGCGCAGTACCGGAACGCCGTCTGCAGCTTTGCCATATAGCCGTTGATCGTGATGTTTTTACACCCGCGGCTTCGGCAGTTGTCGCGGACGTCGTTGTAGTCGCGCCGCGTCAGCTCGTCAACGTATTTATCGGCAATGCATTCGGCGGGGCCGACTGATCTGCCTTTTTGCGTCGTAGAGCCAGCGACGAGCCACGAATACTGCGACTGCACGTTCTTGCAGAGGTAGTCGTGATCTTTCAAGTAAAGCGTCACGGCCTCGAACACCGTCAGCCGCGAACCTTCACGGCTGTCAATATATAGTTCATCATTAAAGCTTCTTGCATCTTCTTTCTCCTTGAATGTTTTCTGAATCCTTTTGCCTGTTGAATCCTTGTACTTGACGACCCAGCGGCCGTCTCCGCGCTGAAACACGCTCATCGGGGTTTCCTCCGTGAGCAGGCCGCAGCCAGTATTCTGCGCTTTTCTTCTGCACCAACTCGACGGTGCGGGTCAAGCCTGCTGGACGCCATCTCCAGCACCTCCAGCCTCCTGCGCTCAAGATCGGAAATAGCCGAGCGATGCCCAGCTATTTCCTCCTCGATCCGGCGCAGCTCAAGAATCTTCTCCGCCGCGTCCATCATTGATCTTCGCCTCCCAGTCCCTCGCCACAATCTCCAGCCAATGGCTGTATTCCTCGATGGCGTCCATCACAAACGACATGGAATTGAAGAAGTAGTGCTCTCTGTCCGGCTCCTTCTCCCAGTTAGGGTAGATGCGCTTGTAGGCGTCCACCCACCGCTTCGTCACCCTGAACTTGTCGGAGAACCGCTTCGCTTCGGCCCGCATCTCCGCGATGCACTGGGCCGCGTCCGGCTTTTTGTCCGGAAAGATGCCGAAGAACGCCTTGTGGCGGGTCAGGAACTCCTCCAGCAACCCGCATTCCTCCCTGGTCAGCCAGAACTTGTCTCCAGTGCTGCGGGCGAAGCCGTACAGATTGCTGACGATGGTGCGTACCATCATGTTCCTAATGAACGTCTCCGTTATCTTCTTCTTCTGCGCTTCCGTACAATTTTTGCAATAGTCCATAGATAAATCCCTCCAGGAGGCATGCCTCCTTCTTGGTGATCCACACCCTGGCGTCGTCCTTCAGCGACTCGTCGTGAGCGAAGTCTCCCAGCGCCACGACAGTCTGAAGGATCACCAGCTGCTCTTCTTTACTAGTCGTCATCAAAGCGCAGCACCTCCTTGTCCAGCCTAGGATACGGCCCGTGCTTTTCGAGGCTGTGCCGTGCGTCGCCGGCATGTTCGATGGCGCTGCAGAGCCAGTCTGCGTCGTCGCCTTCCAGATGCTCCGCGCCGTTCTGAAGCACTTCCTGGATCTCTCCGATGGCGTCGGACAGCTGCGCCGAAGCCCATTCGAGATGTTCGTGCATTTCGTACTTATTCATCTATTTTCTCCATGTCCTTTATGTCTGTAGTGTAGAACTTCACGTCGCCTTTGTTCGACGGATCGTGGAATGCAACCTGGTACTGCGACGGAAATGGGGACTCCATGACAACCCCGGTCATCTCGCCGAAGAAGCTGTGCCTGAACCGCACCCTGTCCCCGAAGCGGGGTTTCCATTCGCCCTTCTCTTCAAGGGAGCCGACGCGCTCCTTCAGCTTGCGGAGAGCCTTCTCGGTGTCTTCAACAAAAGCCTGAAGGCTGCTTTTGAGTCCCTTGATGTCATCCTCGATGTCATCGAAGCGGGTACGCCTCAGTGTAATCGGTATTGGCTCCTGCTTCGGCTTGCCCCAAAAGTTAAACCATCCCATTACAGCCTCCTATTTCTCGATCTTCCTTACCTTGTCCGTCCAGATACACTCGCCTTCGCCGACGACGACGAAGGCCGCGCAGAGGCACTTCTCCATGACGCAGCCTTTGACCCATCCTTTCCTGGGATGTTTTACCATGACCATGTCGCTGGCGCGGATGTCGCTTAGAATGTCGCATTCGTCGTCCTTCCTGGCGTCCTCAAGCTCCCTGACGCGGCGCTTCGTCTCCTGAAGCTCCTCCCACAGGTCACTGATCTTG